GCATTAGCTTGCGCAAGTGCTGCAGAAAATTCAATTTGGTCTTGTTGTTCAGTTGTTAAAGCCATTTTAGTGCTCCTATTAAGCCGTTAAGTTTTTCATGGGGATGGTGCCGTACCAAGTCGTGCCACCGTTTGGGGTAAAAAAGAACCAAACATCAACCGCGTTAGCAGTTGTTGTTCGAGAAAGGGATGCTGCGCCTCCGGGGAACAGGAACGTACCGCCAGCCCAAGCCACTGTTCTACCGGGCGTTGCGTCATTTGTCAAGATCAGTGTAAACGAAGACGACCCTGATGATACTGGGTAGCGCAAAGTAATTGTGGCGTTACCGTTAAGTGTTGCGGTGAACACATTACCGCTTGTTACATCAAGGTTAATAGCTGTACCGGTATTACCCAGCGCTGTGACGGTGTCGGCATAACCAATAGCTTTGATGTAGTTGCCGGTTGTCACAGCAGCAGAAATAGACAGCAAATTTGTAGAGGAAGGAGCCACGCCTGCGCCGCCGCCAACCACCACATTGTTTGCCGCCAATGCGCCAGACGAGGCTAAAGTGCCTGTGGCTGTGTAAGCCAAAACACCACCAGATGTACCGGCAGTCAGACCTGTACCACCAGAAGCAACCGGCAGTGTGCCGGTAGTAAGCGCACTAGTTGACGTTGCATAAACAGCGCCGCCAGAGGTGAACGATGTCAGGTTTGTACCGCCATTAGCTGTGGCCAAAGTACCCGCCAAAGTGACAGCGCCAGAGGTAGCCGTGCTCGGTGTAAAACCTGTTGTGCCCGCAGAAAATGTAGTGACACCGTCAGCCGTACTAGAAGCCGCTTTAACAATGTCTGTGCCGTTGTAATACACAAAACATTTTTCACCAACCGCAACCGACACGCCGGTTTGCCCGTAGGCTTTAAAAGTTACGATGTCACCTGTTGCGGCGTTATCTACCAAATACATTTTGCTGTAGGGGGCTGCGCCAGCGGAACCAAACGTAATAATTTTGGGGGTTGTCAGCGTGCCCGTAACGCGCACAATTGCGTACTGAGCAGAGGTACTGACAATGTTTGTAGCAGACGCGTTACCAATAGTGTTAACCAAGGTAACTGCACCATCACCGTTAAAAGTGGTTGTGCCTGCAATAGCAATATCTACGTATTCGGTAATACCGTTGTTGACAACGTTACCCCACGTACCTGTAAGATCGCCCTGTGTGGGGGTGACTAAATCTAAGAGTGCTGTATCTGCTGCCATTTAAATGCTCCTGTCTGTGTGTAGCTCTTGGCTACACGGTGCTGATATTCTGCCAGTTTGCGTCCTGCGTGTCATCAATTATGCTCCAAAACGGCCTCGAAGTCATTGTGTCTGTACCCGTTGCCAATTCTGAAATAGACGCCACAAAAGCCGCTGCCGCCGCTAAAGTTTCTGCGCTTACCGCATTTTCTTCCACAGTAGTGGCAAAACCCGCCGCTGCTGTAATTACATCTGATCCTGACGCACTTTCAACAATTGTTGAATCTAACAACAACGACGCTGTTATTGCGTCAGAACCTGTAGCTGTTTCTTGAACATCGCCAAAGAACACAAAACTAGTGTTTGATTCATCCGTGCCCGTTGCGCTTTCATCTACATTTGCCGCGTAAATAGGCAGGCTAGATACCTCATCTGATCCTGTAGCCGCCTCAGTTACTGTTGTAGCATAGTTAGGTATAGACGTAATTTCATCGCTACCCGTAGCCGCCTCAGTAACCAGTGCCGCAAACGTTGACCCCACTGAAACTTCGTCTGAACCTGTAGCCGTTTCCGTTAGAGCTACGTTAATTCCTAACGTAGAAGTAACAACGTCGGTACCAACAGCTACTTCACCAATACCACCCCACGAGTTGTAACCCCATGCGCTTTCGCCCCAACCCGTGCCAGCAACTGCTGCATCGTATACTTCGCCACCCTCGGTAGCATCTGCGCCCGTAGCAGTTTCAACAATATCCGACAGCACGTAAACAATAGAAGTAACAGTGTCCGACCCAGTAGCCGCTTCTACAATTTCTCCGTCATATTGGGGTGACCCCGCCGTGACATCCGAGCCTGTTGCAGTCTCGGTTACAACCGGGAAATAGACCTGCCCTGCTACAACTTCATCGGAAGCTGTACTTGTTTCAGTGGCTGCGGAAAGGGCTATAACCGCCGCTAAAGCCGCCTCTGATGCAGTGGAAGTTTCGTCTACGGAGCTGGTGAAGGCGGTAAAACCGCCCCACCCTTGTTCGCCCCAATAGCCGCCACCCCACCCGGCCATATTAAGCCGCCAAGCTGAATGTGTACGTCACAGACAATGTATCGCCGTTAACCACAGAACGGTCACCGGGAGAGCCAAAGTCAGCAGCAGAAAACAATGTGCCTGCATCATAGCCAGAGTTTGGTGTCTTTGGGCTACTGCTAGTCAAAAACGCGCCGCCCACAGTTGCGGTTGCATTGATGTTAAACACAGCTGGAGAAGCTGTATTAGTCACCACAGAAGGATTAGCAGTTGTAGCTGTTACAAAAGTAGCAGTCACGCGGTTTGCATTGCTGTAAGGAACAATCTCTGTCCAACCACCGTGGGAGGCCATAGTGTCACCGGCGGCAGGGGTGTTGGAAGCCGCAGCGCCGTACAAGCCCAAGTACCAAGTAGTGATCTGAGTAACAGAAGTCAAAGCAGTACCCGCCATGTAAGCCAAACCAGCGTTAACAACCAAGTTCTTAGACTCAGCAGTCCACTTCAAGTTACCATCTTTATCATGGCACTCAACGTGATATACGCCAGAAGCTTGTGCAGCTTCACCGGCTTTAGTGTTGCAAGACAGACCACCAGAAACTACGTCGGTGGCTTTGGTTTTTTCAATAGTCATGATGACTCCTTAGTTAGAACTACGAATGAGAGCCGCCGTAGCGGTGTTTGCTGGCATGGTGATTGTAAATGTACCAACGGATGTTTTGTCAGACCCGAAGTCCAACACAGCTATGGATTTGTTACCTTGGGTAACGTTGTAAATCAACGCACATCTTGCGGTGATTGCGCCTGTCCACGAGATGTTTGGGAAGCCCACGTATGCTGTGTAGCCAGAAGTATTAACTGTGATTGGTGTCAGTTGTGCACCGCCAGCAGAGTACGTACCTGTAGCCGCCACTTCATCAGTTGAACTGTACACAGTTGTGTCTTCGTTCAGATTGGCGTTAGCCGTGTATAAGGCAATCTTAATAACGTCAGTCGTCAGGTCATGAATACCTTGGTACAACTGCGCTTTAAAGCTCGTGGTCTGGGTCTGGATAATTGACATATCAAGTTACCTTCTGACGGAACTGACCAGAACGGTAAGCGTCTTGACGCTCCATACCATCGCCCAAACGTTTTGCAAGCGCTAATGCTTCCATGAACTTCTGGTTGTACAACTGCATCATGTCGGTTTCACCCTTCATGTAGGTGTAAGCCTCAACCAAAGACGCGTACAACAACACCGTGTCAAAGTTGTCGCCAAGCCATGTACGTTCGTTTGCCGCTACTGTAATCGACTCGGGGTAGAAATAGTAGTGTAGTTCGGTGTAGTAGCCTGAATCTGGTGTTGGGCCAAGGATAAACGTCAACTCGTCTGCATTGTCTGAACGTGGGCCAAACAAGGCGTAGTAACGAGGCAAGCCTGTCTCATTGGGTGTGGGGTACGCTTGACGAATAAAGTTAACGTCTTTGTTTAACAAGTACTCGTACGTACCGGTATTCAAGTCACCGCCCGTCACACCCGTAATGATGGCCAAAGAGTACACCGCCAGAAAGTCTGTAGGGCACTGAAGGTAGTTGTTGTTTGCCGTTACCTGCCCATACACGTTCTTGCGAATCGAGGGGAACTGAACCGAGTTATAAATACGCTGCTCAGACTGCGTAACGAACACGGGAAGATTAGCCACGAAATCTGCTTCCGTGTTCTCCGTGTATGCCTGTATTGCAGCGTAAAGCTCAGTCTTGGTCATATTTATGCCATCGGGCCTCTGGCCATAGTTCCCTTGGTCGCCGCACCGTTACCACGGGTGACAATGCCGGATGTCTTAGTGGTTTCGTTACCAGCGTTTTTGCTGATGTTGCCAATAGACATATTAACGGTGTCGGCTTTACTGCGGTTTGGGGGAATGCCGGGATTTGTAGAGGCGGGTTGATTGTTAATCTTGGCCATGTTATTTCCCCTGATTCTTAACTTTGGCCATACCGCGGCCATACTGCATCATCATCTCATTGGTCTTACCACCTTTGGCAAGCTTTGTAGGCGTTTTGCCGGGGTGCATGTTTCTCTCGTGCTTGCCGACAGCAGATTTAATCATCTTCATGTCTTGTGTCTTGTCTTTCATAACTAACTCCTAAGTAACTGTTACTGTAACTGTACCAACAAATGTCGTTGCCACCAAGTAGTTTGGCGTGAGAGCAACATCAAAATTACTCGACCCACCTACCGGTGCCCACCCCCACTGAACATCCCGCGAACCGCCAGTCAAACTGCCAATACTGTTTACGCCCGCCGTAACGTACGTTGTGTCTTTACGTGGGTTACGCACTGCCTGCGGATCATCCACTGGATACATACCCAACTGCAACTGCGGCTGATCGGGATCCCAACACGTATCACACACCATCAAATTGTAAAGCTTTGTCTTGATAACTTCTTTTTTCAAAGCCGTCAATTTAAACTGCTGGCCACAGCGATCGCACATGGCGATACTGTTCTTACCAGAAGCAAACCGATTGCCCATTTACGTACCGCTTCCAATGAACTGTTGCCTCGGAACAAAACGAACCGAAGCTTTCTCACGATCTTCATCAGCGGCAAGTTGCCAAGCTTCGTCGTACTGTTGTTTCAAGACCGGCAGGCGCTCAGCGCCATTCTCAATCTTAAGAGCCAAGTAATAGGCAAGACCAGCCACCATACAGGGCAGGAAACGGAAAGGCACATCCATCGTGCGCACACCCCCGCCAGCATCGTCAATACGGCGCATACGCCAGTAAACAAACTGATACGTGGCACTGTTGTCTGGGGTTGGCCAGAGGGTCACAGAGGGGAGATTTTGCGTGTACACAGACGCGCCCGTTGAGTGTGCTGCGGCAGTCGTGCCGTTCTGCCCACGGAAGCAGTTGTTAAGTACGTTGCCAGAGATGTAGCCATACTGGACAGTCTCGTTTTCAATCAACAAGAACCCTGTAGCAGGCAAGCCCGCAGTGGAAGTCAACGTGATTGTTGTGTCTGTGGCCGTAATCCCGCCGTTAAGCGTGGTGCCAATGGAAGAAGTCTGGCCATCCAAACGCTGATACCACACCTGAATCGGGCGGGCTTGTTGCAGTTTGTTAGGAATCGTGGCGTAGGTAGAAACACTGATACGCGTGATGGTCAGGTCAGCCTGTGTGGATGCGCTACCCGCGCCCGTGCGAATGACGTGCTCAAGTAGATCCACCGTATCCACGGGCAGGGCGTAGGTGTTAAGACCCGGAGTCAGGTTAATCGTACCCTGCTCAAACGTCCACATATTAACGCCACGGTTTGCCCAATCCGCAAACATCAAGTTCAATGAACGACGGGCTGTACGCAAGTCGTAGCCCGTACGCAACTCCGAACCGGCGCGTTCAAACGCTTCCTCAACCAACTCAGTAAGGTCAAGGTTAAACGCTGCGGTTCCTGAAGTTGTCATCTAAAGCCTGCCGTTTTCTTTGCAATCGTCTTAGGTTGTGCTACGAATTGTTTTCCGGCTTTTTTGCCAGCACGTTTTGCACGCGTTGTCGCAGCGTACTCAGCAGGGCTGAGACTTTTAATCGCAGCACTAGGAAGGTATCGCTCGCCCGTGTCAGAAGATTTTTTACCACTTTTGGTTC